AAGCAAAATTTTAAAAGAGCGTTCTGAACGCCAACTTGAAACCTTTCAAACTAGGTTGAGCATGTATGCGACCAAAAAAGAATGGTTGGATTACATCGACACAATTCAGGATCTCCGCCGTTTTCAATATGAAAATGGAACCGGATATTTCTTTAATGATGATTCTTTGTCTTATTTGTTTTTCAACATTCACTCTACACACGTATCTGTTGAACTTGTGGGTGATGATGAATTTGTTGAGAAGTATGAAAAACAATTCGAAAATGATTTTGAGTTTGTAACGAACCAAATCGAATGGATCTATGCCGCTGATGGTTCTTCTATTGAGATTCCACTCCGCCATGACCGTATGCCAGTTGAAGAAATGTATCCGTTTCTTGAAGATCAAACACTCGCTGAATTCTATGACAACTTCATGCATTCATCTGCATCTATTCTGTTGTTGATTGGACCACCAGGTACTGGTAAGACTACATTCATTCGTGGTCTACTACAACACTCTGAAGCATCCGCTATTGTGTCTTATGATTCAAACGTGTTGGAAAAAGATTATGTGTTCGCCAACTTTATTGAAGGTGAAAAGAACGTTCTCGTTCTCGAAGATGCTGATATGTTCTTGAAAGCACGTGCTGAAGGTAACACAATGATGCACAAGTTTCTAAACGTTGGTGATGGTCTTGTGACTACACGAAACAAGAAACTCATTTTCTCAACAAACCTCCCATCTGTTCGTGATATCGATCCTGCACTGATTCGTCCAGGTCGTTGCTATGACATTATACACTTTGAAGAACTGACACAATCACAAGCTGAAAAGCTGGCAACAAAAGTTGGAACTAAATTGAATCGTGAACGTATATCATGGTCCATTGCCGATGTGTTTTTTGAACAAAACACAAACATGAAAAAGCCTGTAGAAAGAAAAATGGGGTTTATATGAGATATGAAATTTCTGATCAGTATCAACAATATCAATATTTTCTCGATGTTGAAGATATTCGTGAACTAAAACATGTAACACTTTCGATTAAATATCAAGGTGCTAAGTTTCCTGATGCCATCCAGTCTAAGGTTGAGTTTTTCCTGAACCCTGGTGAATGGAATCGACTGGTCGACACTCTGGCTAGCATTAAGTGACCTAGGCGCTCCAGGACGTTCCTGGTGCGTCTTTTTCTGTTGTTTTTTTGCAACAAACGTGAAATAACACTTGCCATTCTACTTGGTTTATGTTATAATATATTATGAACGCAAATTATTTTCGTATGTTAATCTCAGATGAGATTCGTGAAACTATCATGTGGTCCGGTCTCGCTGAAAATTTCCGTGATATCCGAACCAAAGAAGTTGATTCAAAAGGTAAAACCTTTTATCGCCTGAAAATGATTGAAGGTGAGATTTTGGTGTATTCACCGAAGGTCATCTATATCAATGGCCACAAAACCCATTCGGTACATGAGGCTAAACGGCACCTTCAATACAACTACATTGAAAAACTTTAGACATGGCATTCTATGGAATCCATGTTGCACTGCAACAAAAACTCCTATATAATCTAAGTAGTAACGCTAATGTAGATTACTATTTTTATTAACCCTCGCTAAATTTAGGAGAAAAAAATGTTCGCAACAGACACATTCATCGATACCGTCCAAGGTTCTAAAAAGTATTTTGTATCCGCTTTCATTACTGATGAAAAGATTCGCAAGCCATTAAATGCATTTGTTGATGCACAAACTGCATTCACAAAACAAATCTTCAAATCATTTACTGAAGTTTCGAAACATATAACAGACGAAGCTACAAATGCTGTTCAAAAAGCGGCTAAAGCTGTCTAAATAATTGGAGACAAACATGTCTTTAATTAAACAAACATTGGAAATGATTTGCGATTTTCTAACTGAATTTCGTAAGAATCCAAAGAATACAGGAATGTACTAAAATGCAAGAAAAAATTGAACAAGAATTTGATAAGATGATTGCTGAAATGCAAGCATTGGAAAAAAGAATTCAAGAATTGAATGTTAGTGGTATTCGTGTGAACGAAGAATTATCCGCAACAGTTGAAATTTTAAAGAATCAGATTGATGCCGTGACACCTAAATAAATCATCTGAAACAATTCTGGTTTTATTATGGACAATTTTGAGTTATTCCTGGAACAGGTAAAGATATATCAAGAAATCGAAGAACGCCGAAAAAAGAGGCTTTATGCCTTGACATTCGGCGTTTTTTGTTTTATAATGTCAGTTGGGTTTTATTTTTTTTATTGAGAGGTTATTATGTCTACATTCGTTGAAGTTAATTCGATTGCACCTAAAAACTGCAAACTCATTGTCAATCTTGACAATATCATTGAGATTGCTCCACTTGTTGCTGGTGGTTGTGTTCTTTATTTCTCCGCAATTGAAGCTGGCGGTCCACGTACCATGACGGTATCTGATGACTATAAAGCATTCATGCAATTTGCAATGCAAACAGTTTCTGCTGATGATATTGCGAAACGTTTTCCCAAAGCAAAGCCTAATATGTCAAACATCAAAGCACAAGAGGAAGGCAAGGGTGTTGAGTTTGATATTCCAAAATTATAAAATAAATGAATAATTTATTTTTAGGTATATTTGGATGGATCAAAGATGATTATCGTACTCATCCTATTCGGTTTGCTATTGAGTTGCTTGCTTGGGCTATTTCTATTGGCTGTTCGATCACCATGGCTCTTACTGTGCCTAACCCACCACTTTTGGCGTTATACCCTATCTGGATTATTGGTTGTTCTCTGTATGCTTGGGCTGCTTATACTAGGAAATCTTTTGGGATGCTTGCTAACTACATGTTACTTGTAACAATTGATTCAGTTGGTTTGATAAGAATGATTATGTGAGTTATATGTAGATGAAGTACAAACTTAATCAATATCTGAAATATTGGTGGAGCCTATGGGCAAAAGCGTTAGGTGAAAAAGCACATCCCAATGACCACAAAGCCGATAAGGTTGCCATCATACGCACTCTTATTGTATTATTGTATATCATCACAAATTTTTTTATTATTGCAGGCGTAATCCGCCATTGGTGAAAACATGAACATCTTTTATCTTGACCCACATCCAAAAACTTGTGCTGAGATGCATATCTCAAAACATGTTGTAAAAATGATTATTGAGTATGCACAACTTATGTCTACTGCACACCGTGTACTTGACGGTGAAGAATACATCGATGCATCATCTGGCCGTAAAATCAAACGCTGGCGCCTTGATGATGAACGTGAGCAACAGTTGATGAAAGCCTCACACATCAATCATCCTTCTGCTATCTGGTGCCGTGAAAATCTTGCAAACTATATGTGGCTCTACCGCATGTGGCTACACTTGCTAGAAGAATACACGTTTCGTTACGGTAAAATTCATGCATGTGCAAGGCTCAAAGATGCCCTCCGTTTTCCTCCAACCAAAATTGCAATCGGTGACTTCACTGAACCGACACCAGCGATGCCAAATGATATAAAAATTCCAGGTAATTCCTTGGCGTCTTATCACAACTACTACAATATTTCGAAGCGTGGCTTTGCAACATGGCAAGGCAAAATCAATTCACGCCCAACTCCAACATGGTATCAACAATGAGAAATACACAAACGGTGATGGCCGTACTTCAGGAAGAATGTGCAGAAGTGATTCAAGCTGTATCTAAAATCAATCGTTTTGGTATGCACGGTGAATGGCAAGGCGTCACAAATAGACAGTCACTTGTTACAGAGATTGGTGATGTTTTAGCAATTATCAAAGTATTGATGGAAGAAACCGATATAAATATCACTGAGAACGATTTAAATGTCGCCATTCAGGCCAAACTTAAAAAACTTGAAATATTTTTACCATATGATACTTGATAATTTTTTCCCATCTACGATTGGTCGAGAAGACCATCCAGAATGGGTTGATGTTCTTTTACCTAAAGTGAAGAACTATTTCGAAACACAACCATCGAATCAAGATTTTTATGCGAATGGTAAGACCACGCATAACATGAACTTAGATTTGCCTACGCATCCGGACTATGCCGAATTCTGTCAATTCATTATGGGTAAGGGTCGCAACTTTCTGGAACTACAAGGTTACGATCCAGGTCCAATCAAATTTAATCCATACTTCTTTTTGAATCATTTCAAAGAAGGTTCGGCACATCCAAAACATGTACACTCACAATGTACTATCTCAGGTATTTTCTACCTGCAAACACCACCAGGCTCCGCTGACATTAGGTTTTCACCTAATCAACCATTCAGAGATTTCTTTGATTACATGTTTCATGTAAAAGATCCAACCAACTGGTACGCATACAAACACTTTGATTACAAACCATATCCAGGTCTCTTGATGATGTGGCCTGCATGGCTTTACCATGAAGTGATGCCAAATCAATCCACCGATCCACGTATTTCAATTGTATTTAATTTATAATGCCTACCTACACATTCAAAAACTCAAACACAGGTGAAGTTGAGGAACATATTCTTAAACTATCCGAATACGATAAATTCAAAGAAGATAACACACATCTGGAGCGTTACTTTGCTTCGGAAGATTTGCCTAGGTTCTCCGATGCGGCTCGTATGAGCGTTCCAGGAACCAAGTCTTACGATTCTGCATTCGAGAAAGGGGTTATTCAACGTATTAAAGAGTCTGTCCCAGGAAACACGTTAGCAAAATCACACAAAACGAAAATGGGCAGGGAATGGTAATCAACTAACAACAAGGGGTATTAATGGCCAGTAGAAAATCTCCGGTACAAAAAAGAAATGATGTTATTAGTATGGATGAATATACACATACACATCAACCGGCAATAAACAATACACTAAAAATCAAATTAGATCATCTAAAAACGTTTGAGCCATTAACAGAAAATCAAAGGTTATTCTTTGATGCATACAAAAGAGGAGACTATTTCTTAGCACTCCATGGTGTAGCAGGCACCGGAAAAACATTCTGTGCATTGTATAAGGCACTAGAAGAAGTTCTCGATAAAAATAATCCATTTAAGAAAGTTATCATTGTTCGTTCTGCCGTACAAGGTCGGGAAATCGGTCACTTGCCAGGTGATGTAACGGAGAAAATGGAGATTTATCAACAACCATATGTTCAAATTTGTGATACACTTTTTGGTAGAAAAGATGGTTATCAAAGGTTGGCTGAACAAGGTTTTGTAGAATTCATCTCAACCTCATTCATTCGGGGTATGTCATTTGATGATGCAATTATTATTGTGGATGAAATGCAGAACATGACATTCGAGGAAATTGATACTGTAATGACACGTGTTGGTTACCGTTCAAAGATTATTTGGTGTGGTGATTACCGCCAAACAGACTTAAACAAGAAGAAGAATGATGTATCTGGTATTCTCAAATTCTTTGATGTTGCATATCACATGAAAGCATTTACAAAGATTGAATTTACTGTTGATGATATCGTCCGTAGTTCTCTCGTTAAAGATTACATTATTGCCAAACTTAAATATGAGGATGCAGAATGAGTACCGAACATGATAAAATCAAACACAGCAAACGCATTCATGCTGATGAAACGGCAATAAAAAAACAGGTGAAGATTGCAAAGTCTCATGGTATTGAAGTGAAAGAGCCACACAAGCTGGCGAAACACCATGCATTAGACTGTGGTCGACCTGGTTGTATCATGTGTGGAAATCCACGCAAAATTTGGAAAGAAGAAACGATACAAGAGAAACGTTTCAAACAGATTGAGGTTGAATTAGAATAATATGTTTACACATTGCCCACCAATGGTCCTTCCTGACCTAAAATCGGAAACACACTCTGACGGTAAACGTTATTACACCTCTCCGAGCGGTAAGCGTTTACCATCGGTCACGACCGTTGTTGGTGCAATGAAAAAGCAAGCCATCATGGAATGGCGGAATCGTGTTGGTGAAGTAGAAGCCAACCGAATTTCAAAACTTGCCACCGGTCGTGGAAATCGTGTGCATGATCTTGCAGAACGGTATCTAAAGAATGAAAAGATTGATTGGGTTCGTGAAATGCCTGATGCTGTGGAGATGTTTCGCACACTGATTCCACACATACAAAAAATCAATAATATACATTACATAGAACAAGCACTCTGGTCTGAACGCATCGGTCTGGCTGGTCGTGTTGACCTGATTGCTGAATGGGATGGTGTTCTATCGGTTATTGACTTTAAAACATCGAAAAAGATTAAGAAATCGGAAGACATTCAAGATTATTTTGCACAATGTACTGCATATTCTGGAATGTATGAGGAACATGTTGGTGTCTCCATTGACCAGATTGTGATTGTTATGGCTGTGGAAAATGAAAGTCCACTCATTTTTATTGAGAAAACTGATGACCACATCGGAACATTAGTGGAACATATTGATTTTTACCATAAAAACTCTTGACAACTAAATAAAGAACCTTTATAATAAAGGTTATGGTTGTATGAAGCAACTAGAAACGGATTCAAGACGCGGGGGCAGTGCCCGCCAGGTCCACCACAAGGATTTTATGTGGATGATACAGATAAACTAAAAGAGTTACAAGAAAACTTGGCCAAGGATCTAGTTCAACTAGAACAGAATAAATCAGTAACTGAAAATCAGTTAGATGATATAACCGAAATATACTCTAAAGTTTATGATATCGTTTCCAAAATAAAATCTTTATGATGGGCCTGACACAGGATCGATTGGGTCAAGAGTACAGAAGTGGACAACTCACCAGAGTAGGTGTAAAAACTAAATCAAAGTAAAAGCAAACGAAAGTCGCTTTTTGATGGCTGCTTGATAGCCATCTAGGGTTTTTGACAGTTTATCCTCGTAACAGAATTAAACTGTCTTTTTGGTATATTGATTGTTTGATGATTTACCCACTTTGGCCTTGGACATTTTCTGCAAAGTTTCTTTTGAGTAAATGTTCTTTTTGCCCTTATTCCAAGGTGATGAACCGGAAGGACGACCATTTTTTAGATTGTAGTATTTTTTACCGAATTCAGATTCTTTAATCATGCGAAGAAATCTAGCTTCCTCTTTTATAGCAGACTTCCTATCATTAAAGGTTTTGATTATTTTACGTTTGAAGTCGTTGGGTCTATATTGATGTTCTCCGTTAAACCAGCGTGATGAAGACACATAACTATCTGCTATGTCACCCTCATGCACACCAACATAGAACATTTTTCGGCTTTTGTCGAACCAGACGTATAAAAAGTATTGCATTATAATCCTCCAAGATATAATGTATTTAGCAAATGCGAACTTTCAAGAACGCATTTGCAGGGTTTCGGTTGGTTTCCTCGTAACAGAATAACCAACCACCACAACGAAAGGAAATAATGCAAAGTAAACCAATACTTTTAAGCATACTATTTTCCGCAGTCATTATAACGTTGTCAATGGTAAATATAAACTTATACAATTTACCATTCAAGGCCAGTTTTAGTTCTCTAGACAGAGAAACACAAAAACAAATAACATGCCTTGCCGACAATATTTATTTCGAAGCCGCACATGAACCTCTCAAAGGTAAGAAAGCTGTTGCTTTTGTCACCTTCAATAGAGTCATGTCTGGCAACTATGCTGATGATATTTGCGGAGTAGTTTATCAAAAAACCGGTAGTGTTTGTCAGTTCTCTTGGTATTGTGAAAGCAAACATACCAATAATCGCTTGACAATTAGAAGCACTTCATTGTATAATGAGATTCAACAGTTAGCTGTCAATATGGTTGTCAATTTTGAACGTTATGAAGACGTTACAAATGGTGCAACATATTACCATGCAGACTACGTGAATCCTCAATGGAATTTAAAAAGGATAGAGCAAATTGGAAGACACATCTTTTACAGAAGCAACAAAGACAAAATTGACAGAAACAAAGGAATCATCTAAGATGAATAAAGAAGTTATCACAGTAATCATTTGTATCACAGTAGCGATATGTTCTTCTATTGCCGCTTTTACAATTTACAATATCAATGATCGAAACAACATGGCAAAGAACATTGAATCGGCTATTCAAAAAGGAATTGATCCGATTTCAGTGAAATGTGCATATGAAACAAATACAAATGCAGTTTGTATTGCGTATTCAATGGGCAAAAAATAATGGCTACGAAAGAGGAGCAACGGAATTTCTCGGCCATCATCGAAGAAATCGTAAAGATTAAGAGAATTGGCTATATGGATGCGGTACTACTTCATTGTCAGGAGACCGGATTTGAAGTGGAGATTGCGGCAACACTCCTTACTACACCGCTGAAATCTAAAATTTCTGATGAAGCACAAGCCGCAAATATGATTAAGAAAGTGAATAAGTTGTTCATATGAATGAAGCCGGTGGGTTTGAAGCATATGCGTTGTTTCATGCATTGAAACTACATTTCACTTCAAAATATGATTATGTGAAGTATTCTGGTAAGACAAATGTAACCAAAGAACAATTCATGCTCCGTAAGGATAAGTTTCAATTCTATAAACTATCCCGAAAATACAAGCGTGATGAACTCTTTGGTTTCTTTGTCTCCAATATGCTAGTGAATCCGAAGATATGGGTGGGTGACCTCCTGTCCGAGGATGCCGAATCTGAGTACAAGGTGTGGCAAAAAACTCAACAATCTCTTTCCTATGTGTTCGAACAGGACCTCCACAGGCTGTTTGATTCGGTAAATAATCCGGAAGAATTACTGAAAGTGGTTGACGGGCAGTACCCCTTGTTGTATAATCTTTATATGCAAGGAAACACCACTAAAGAGACTTTAATTATCTTAAATGAGTTGTTAAACTTTTTGCCGATGTGGGTGAAAAAAATTGAAGATGACATTATCTTTCCAGAATTCGTAAAGAGTTGTGAGAAGTATAAACCATTTCTAAATTTTGATAAGCCTAAAATGCTTGATACACTCAAGAAAAACTTAAATCTGATCACAACATGATTGATACAATATACATTGATATGGATGGCGTCATTGCCGATTTCTCGAAACGTTACAAGGAAAAGTTCCGTGTAACACCAGAGGAAACACGGAGCAATAAAGAATTCAATGGTTACTTTAAAAAGTTCATTGATGATGCAGAATTCAGCACACTTGATTTGATGTCAGATGCGGAAGAACTGTTGCAGTTTTTGCATGAGTTGGATGTACACAAAGAAATTCTTTCGTCAACTGCACGACCTGAAAATCACGGAATGATTGCACCACAAAAACAAATGTGGTTGCTCAAGCACAACATTCACTATAAGGCAAACCTTGTTCCAGGTAAATCACTGAAATACAAGTACGCCACACCCAATTCCATAATCATCGATGACACTCAATCTGTTATTGATGATTGGAACAAAGCCGGCGGTATTGGTATTCTTCACACAGATGCCAAATCTACCATCGCAATCCTCAAGATGTATCTTTGAGTGTGCCTATATAATTCATACATTATGAAATATGTGGATAATTCGAAATACATTTAATACAACGTCATACAAGGAAAATACTATGTCTTCATTCGCAAATCTCAAGAGCAGTTCTAGTAACCTAGACAAACTCGCCAAGGCTATTGAAAAACTCAATTCAGCCGAAACTCCCACCAAAGATGACAATTTCTGGAAACCAGAAGTCGATAAAGTCGGCAATGGTTATGCAGTTATTCGTTTCTTGCCTCAGCCATCGGTTGATGGTGATGATGCACTCCCGTGGGTAAAAGTATTCAATCACGGTTTCCAGGGTCCTGGTGGCTGGTACATTGAAAACTCTCTTACAACCTTGAATCAAAAAGATCCAGTTTCTGAATACAACTCTCAGTTGTGGAACTCTGGCATCGAAGCAAACAAGGAAGTTGCACGTAAACAAAAGCGCCGTCTGTCTTACATTGCAAATATCTACGTTGTTGAAGATTCTAAGAATCCTCAGAATCAAGGTAAAGTGTTTCTGTACAAGTTTGGTAAGAAAATCTTTGATAAGATTAACGAAGCGATGAATCCTGCTTTCGAAGATGAAAAGCCACTCAACCCATTTGATATGTGGGAAGGTGCAAACTTCAAACTCAAGATTCGTAAAGTTGAGGGTTATCAGAACTATGATAAGTCTGAATTTGAGTCACCATCTGCATTGTTGAATGACGATGCAAAGCTAGAAGCTATCTGGAAGAAAGAATACTCACTCAAAGAGTTTCTGTTGCCAGAAAACTTTAAGTCTTATGATGAGTTGAAGGCTCGCCTAGACAAGGTTCTCGGCCTTGATGGTTCACCAGTAGTTGCTAAGACTACAGTTGAACAAGCTAAAGCAATGCCACGTAAGCCAGTGATGGCGGATGCCGGTATTGCCGAAGATGATGATGATTTGGCTTATTTCTCTAAGCTAGCCGAAGAATAAACCTATCGAATTCGATAGGTTTGAAGCCCGCCGTGTGCGGGCTTTTTTTATACTGGCGACATATAACCCTGCATCACATGTGCAAGTATCGGTGTCGTATCTCTCACTGTTGCGGTAGCAGGAATAGGCCTGTCAGGTAAATCAACTGAACTCGATGATGATGAAATAACAGGTGCAGCAGAGCCAGATGAACCAGAATCGTAACTTTGCAAATTCAAATTTTGATTTTCATCTACCGCTTCATTCATTCTATTTGAAACAGGTGCTGCTGGAACCGGTGTTACAGTTTCAGGTATTGGTATACTCTTTATACCCATAGGTTTCACACCAAAAGCCGCTTTGCCTCCAGTTTCCTGTTCTAATTGCCTTGCTCTGTAATCATCTAAAGCAGCAGTGCCCCGGCCGGCTTCGGCGGTAGATTCTTCTACACCAGAGAGTAAAGGCTTAGCCGTTGTTGTGACTTTTGGTGTACCATCTGGATTATGAGTTTTACCGAACTCTCTATCCCAATTTCTAGCTCTGTCTTGATTTTTTCCTCCTGTTGTGTCGGGTCTAGGTGGAACAGAAGGTAACTGTGTTTCTGTTCGTAGTGGAACTTTAAGACCTTTTTGTGAGGCAATTTCTTTAAGTGTAGTTTCTCCGCCAAGATTTTGTAATTCTTTGAATGAGATTTTACCTTCTGCAAAATCATCTAATGCTTTTTGTGCCTCGTCTGGACCTTCTGTTATTCTTTTAGCGAGAAAATCATATCCACCCATACCTTTAATGTCATACTCGGAACCCATCAATGCTGCCTGAGCCCTTTCTGGTGTAAGTACCTTAGTATTTGGCATAAAATCAGCTATTTTTTGTAATCCGTATGCTGCGGCTAAAACTGCACCTATAGTAAGAGTAAGTGGATTAATTAAAAACGGCACTAAAAGTTTCGCAAGAGATAATAGTTTTTTTGAATTTTTAAATAAATCAAATAAACCTCCACCATCTTCTTCTTCTTTTTTGCTAACCAATGTTGTTGTACTACCCAAAGAAGTATATTCTTTTAATACTTTTAAGAACTCATTGTGTCTGCGTTGTTCTTCAACTTTTTGTTCTTCGGTAAATTGTTTGGCGGTATCTTTTCTTTTCATATCATCTTCACGGGAACTCTGCATAAAGGCTAACATTCTGTTCAATACTTCAACAGCAGAACCGCCTAGCCCTCCACCCGGTGTGGACATTGATGATGGCATTTGTGTATAACCAGACCTCTTGTTCTTATCACCAGCAAAGTAATTAATATCAGACTGTTTACGTCCTGTAAGTCTACCGAGAATTGCAGGTGCAAGTCTACTACCACCTGTCATAAACTTTGCAATATTCATTGGATCAAATTTCTCTTTGATACCAGTTGCGCTTGCCTTGAACTTTGATGATATTGCACCAGAGAGTGAGGAGCCAATGCCTTTACCTGATGTTATATTATCAGTCATCATAGATGAAAGAGATTTACTTCTAATGTTGCTTGCTACTCTGTAATCCATTTTAGTTTCCTATTCTCGGATTTAATTCACCCAATGGTGCTGAAGGTGATTGTATAGTTTTTTGTTTATTTGTAGTGTTGTTTTGAATAATCACTGGAGAACCACTTGCTGAACCTTGTGACATATCTTTTTTCATGTTGGCATTTTTCATAGAAGAATCATTTAATGAAGATCCAACAGTAGTATCATTTGTTTGTAATTTTGCTTTTGATGCTCGGTCGGCATCTAGAGCCACACCAACTTCTTCAGGAGAATTGTGTGCTTTATTACCACCAATACCAGAATAATACGATGAACCCTTTTTTAATTCAACCCTCACCTCTTTTATTGATCCGTCTTTTTGTTTAATCTTATCTATTCTATATGTATCAAAGGGCACACCAACTGAAGCAAACTCTTTTGAAAGTTGTAAAATTGCCTCATTTCTTGCATCTATTCCATTAGTTTTACCTTCTATGTAATTTGATACTTTTTTACGATTTATATCAATTAATCCTTTAGAAAACAAATGATCTTGCACAGTAGGTGTTAAGTAAGTGGTATTTGGATCTATCTTTAATTGTTCTATGAGACCTCGCATAGTTTTAGGTATAATTTGATACCTGCCCACTGCAAATAAACGGTCTGGGTCATCGATTGGTAATTCTGATCTTCTAAGATATTCCGAAATTGTAATTTTACTAAAATCAACAGGTGCAATTGCTCCAAGAATTTTATTATCTTTTGTACCTCTATTGTAGGCATTATATTCATTACCAGCAAAAGATTTTCCAGCAGAAGCGGTGCTTTCATATTTGGCAATATTGGTAGCCAAGGCTTCTTTTCCAGCGAGAACGGCTGTCACGGCGGCCGCACCAGTAATTACTTTTGAAGCCGATGGTTGTGTGGTTGGTATGGGTTCTTGTTTTTTTGCCGTATCTGCGGCTTTTTTAGCATCAGCCGCATCCTTAATTCGTTTAGCATCAGCCGCATCTTTGGCTTTCTTGGCCGCATCAGCCGCATCTTTGGCTTTCTTGGCCGCACTGGCGGCATCAGCGGCATCCTTAGCCTTCTTGGCCGCACTGGCGGCATCAGCGGCATCCTTAGCCTTCTTGGCCGCACTGGCGGCATCAGCGGCATCCTTAGCCTTCTTGGCCGCACTGGCGGCATCAGCGGCATCTTTGGCATCTTTGGCTTTCTTGGCGGCATCGGCCGCATCTTTGGCATCTTTGGCTTTCTTGGCGGCATCGGCCGCATCTTTGGCCTGTGTGACTGGTTTTGGTGCTGTTTGTGCCGGCGGTGATGTTTGTGCAGGTGGTTTTGGTGCTGTTTGTGTGGGTGTGGAAGGAGTCGATGGGGTTGTTTCAGCCTTTTCTTGAACCTGTCGTTTCTTGGCTTCTTTAGCCATGTCTTTCATGGCTTTACGTTGTTTTTTTATTGCATCCCTGAATACATTCATCACTTCTTTGTGATTATCTTCTTTCATGTATTCATTCATTTCATTATATGAATCGAATGTATCTTGTTCCTCTAAGTCCTTTTCCCTGGAATCTTGCATAAAGGACACAATTTTTTCTAATATTTCGGTGGCCTTTCCAGATCGACCACCACCCATACCTGAATTGAACTTCTCATAGTAGTTTGGGCGATGACTTCCAGTTTCATATTGTTTCTTGCCGGTGAAGTATCGAATGTCTTGTTTACTTCTACCCATGAGGCGACCAACGATTGCTGGTGCAAGTTTGCTACCACCAGTGAGGAACTTGGCGATATTCATCGGATCAAATCTCTCTTTCATGGCCATGGATTTGGCCATTGACCTATCTGACATAGTTCCACGGAGAGATGAGACAATACCCTGGCCTGATGCCAGTCTATCTGTCATTAAATTAGCGAAGCCTTTTTTTCTTATTCTGGCGGCATCGTAGTAGTTCATCTAATTTTGCTCTCGTTTATCTTTTGTTTAATCTTCTGATTTTCTTCCTCAATATATTGTATAAGCATACCAACATATACATCACGTTCCCACGGTATCATATTCTCAAGTTCCGTAAGACTGTACTTATGGTGTTGCATCAAAGAGAAATTAGTTTTGTAATAATTTCTCAAATTATCATGACCAAATGTTAACCGAAAAAACTTTCCAGTCCTTCAACGTCAAGAGTGTGTTCGAAGCCGCAACGTGAACACTTCATTTCAATTTTCTTTTCTATCTTTGGAAGATTTGCAAAGAAGTCCTCAATTTTGGAGAATTGTTGTTGATTGAGAGATTCAATGAATTCAACAATCTCCTTCGACTCAACTTCTTTTGCATAATAAAACTGTTCACCATCATAGATGTATTCTACAGATTCAGCAATCATTTCAAATGCAATATCAGAAACACTTGTTAAATTGGATAATTTACTCAATATGGAAAACTCTGGATATTTTAGTTTAATCGAAATTGTTTCATTGAGTTGTATAACATCATTACCCTCCACTACACCTGAGACTTTAATGTCCAGTAAGTTCAGTGAAGTTTCCATGATGTTACCGCAAACTTTTTCATCAACTGTGTTATCACAACGGTATTTGTTTTCGACAACTTCACCGACAGACCTCGCACGGAGTTGCAAAAAGTAAAATTCAATATCGATAACAGGAAGTTTCTCGATATCAATACCCTCTGTAACTGTGCAGTTATTTAGAACCTGTTTTACATTTTGTTCAATTGATTCCCTTTCTCCAGATTCCATTGCCATGAGAAGATTCTTTTGCTCTTTCACAAGGAAAGGACGAAAGCGAATCTTCTTTTTTGATAATGGTAACTCCAAGTCATAAATCGGTGTGTCGATTTTTGGTAAAGCCATAATTTATATCTCCATTTTAAGGTGTAAGTCTATCTTCAAATTGTTGTCGTGTTTCAAACGGCTGTTGAACTAAGTCTCTACCTAGTAAAGACTCTGTTTGTATCTGTGAAGCAAACAATGAATTCGCAATAGTGGTTTCCAGCAATTCCATTCCAAGTGCTTCAAGAGAATTATTTCTCCAACTTGTGTATGCGAATGTTACAGTAAGTTTGTGGTGTCCATCTGACGACCAATCTAAATCCATCTGATTTACTGCAATCGGAAATGTGTCCAACATTGTAATAGAATATGACAGTTGATTCTTAACATCATATTGATTCACTGTGAGTGGAACAGCATAATCCGCTTTGTACTTTAGGTTGTAGTTGATTGTTGGATTGATCCAGTTCAACCATGCATCAAAGAATTTCTTTTCCGCCATATCATCACCGACAATGAATGTGAGACTCGTATCATTGTATGTTGTTTGATATGGAAACTTTTCTTCAACACCGTAAATTTTCATCGTTGTTGTTGAGATTGAACGACCAGGAAGTTCTGCGTTTTCACAACGCATATTCAGTGTTCTTCCAATTCCTCTGTATGGTAGAAGACCAATTGGAATTGGAACGTTTACGTCAAACCTACTTGGTCGTGCTAAGTCTGTATTAAAACTTGCTTTGAATTCTGCGATTGATCCTGCCATTAGTATACCCTACTTTGTGCTTTGGCTACCGATTCAGCATATACTTTAGAAATCGGTGCGCCCTTGAAAACGGCTGTGGGAAGAAATAGTGCTGTCTCCCACTCTGGTGGTTGAATCGTCAGAATTTTAGATTTAATTTGACTATTCAGGTAACGCTTCAAACAAGGCCTAAACTCTTTGAAATTCTTCGATGCAGTTAGAATATCATAGGTTATACGAAGGCGTTTAGGTTCATCATTTTCATTTGTAATAGCAAAATTCATGAGTTTGTCCATGAACACAGCACGATACCTTGGAGGTAAATAATGCATGTTTAGACCTATGAATCCTTCAGCATCACGTTTAAGTGGTATCACCAAAGGAAATATGTCGTAGTAGGGTAAATCACCCTTAGTTAATGGATCGTAGAAAAAGTGATAAAGCCCACCTATCTGAAATCGGCCACCTTGCCTACCTTTTTCTTTTTCTATTTCTCTCGCCAATTTGATTGGAGATTTTAGGTCACGCATCTGGTTTTGTAACCACGTGACAGATTTTCTAGACAAGAATTCTTGTTCCAGAGCCGTTTTTTGTTGAGTAAGTTGTGTAAGTGTTGAAGCCATCCACTATTTAGTTTAGCCTTGGATGTATTTTTGTGAGCCAATCCAACTCTGTGCGACTATCGTTCCTTGTGTACCAGCCCGTACCTTTGGAAACATCAATAATAGACTCAAAATATTCCTTATACATTGAGCCAATTTTACGAAAGTTGTAGTTCTTCTCAGCCCATTCCCGACACGCTTGTGGTGAAATTGTATCAATATTCTTAGCCGCCCATACAAATTGTTCAAATGTGCGGCAACGGAAACCAGTAACTCCGTGCTGTACAGTCTCTGTAAATGCACCCCAATCAACCGTGATGACAGGTGTTCCAGAGAGCATCGCCTCGATTGCTACATAACCAAAAGGCTCGTTATAGATTGTGGGGCAAAACAATCCTTTAGCTCCAGCCATTAGACGTTTACGGGTTTCAACATCAGCATAACCAACATATTCAACGTGAGCAGGCCATGTATCACCAAGATTACAATCTTGCGGTCCATAGCTTGTTCCAGCCAGCACCAACTTAACGCCAAGTTGTTCACACACTTGAGCCGCAATATCAACACCTTTTGACCATACCATACGACCACACATCAGAAAATAATCTTCTTTCTTTTCAGTGTATTCGAATTCACTCAGGTCAAAACCAGATGGGATGACAACATCATAGAACTTATATTCAGCGGTTGCAACTTTGTCTGGACCTTGAAGACCGTGCATCACTGCATACGATTCATATACTTTGTATGGTGCAAATGAGGACGGATAACCGATAGAAGGTTCAACGCAGAGCAATTCTGCATGTGCATCACAAACTGGTTTCTGTGCTATACCAAAAAAACAAAGGATAATGTCGTGTGGTTGTTTACGTTTTCCAATCTCTTTGATACAGTTTTCATTGAATGTTTTAAAAACTTCATCTTCCTGATTGTATTTCAGTCCTTGATTCTTCCAGTCATATATACCATAAACCTTCTCGTTCAATGCACGTGTTGTGACAGTGACATGTTCATCACAGATAACGTCAGAATCTTCACGACCATAATGAATGACATGCATTCCCATGTCTTTGTACATTTTACAGAAGTTAATCACTTTTTGAGTAAACGCACAAACCGTATACTCTTTTGTCGATGCCGTATGCGGAACCGACAATACATGGAGTCTAATCATTTTAATCCTAAATCATATTCTGTTAACACTTTAAAAGTCCAGCCACGATCAAGACAGTATTCAGTTGCTGATTTCCATTTTGCTTCGTTGATTCCCCAAGTAACCACCTCTTGGATGTATTGTTTTGTGACTTTCTTCTTTTTCTCTGGTGGTTTAGTCTGTTTTGCTGGTTTTACTTCGATAATCATCACTCGGATTGTATCATCTTTTTGCTTAACTTTCACGTAAAAATCAGGAAAATAACGGTGAACACGGTTATCTACCGGAGATTTATATGGTATAGAGAACTCCTCAGAACCCCATTCGATAATGGTATCATTCGAGTCGAGCCAGTTCATCACTCGGCACTCCCATGTCGAACGATAAATGATATTTTTTGGGTCTCCACGATACTTTTGTGGGTTCCGAGGTGTAAATCTTCCACTGTATGCCATATAAATATGTATATTACCTTTCTAAAATAACAAAAAAAACCATGCCAATATCTATCCCAACCTCAATAGCAGGTATTTCAGTACCAGGTACCATCAACGGTCCTCTCCAGTTGCTGTATGGAAATAAGTATGAATTTGGAACTTATAGATATCCAAGAAATTTGGGTACAGATCCGACAAGAAGCCATGTAATTAGATTTACAAGCATGAAGCCGGATCCAAATGCTCAGCCAGCATCGGCCACGAAAGCCGTTGAGGTGGGCAGATTGCTTGGTGGGGGAGAAGTGTCGCAAGCTGGAAAAGTTGCCGCAGATGCAGTTAATGAATTGGTTGCGGCTGATGTTCAAAGAATACAACATGCAACAATTTCATTGTATATTCCAGACACAGTGAATGTACAATATTCGACAAATTACAGCACTGAAATTGGGCTTACCTCAACGTTGGGTAGACCATTTTTTCTCGCACAAGCGGGTACATCGTTGGTAGATTTAGTTAAGAATAGAGGGGATTCTGTTGAAAAGTTTGGAAATAATGTTGCTAATGATCCATATTTAAGGGCTGAGGCCGCAAGACGTTTAGGTACAAAACTCGGTTTGCGTGGAGATTTACAACCACTTGCGCTAAGATCATTGGGTCAAGCATTTAATCCACAGTTACAAGTTTTATTTCAACAAGTAAATTTCAGGTCTTTCCAATTCGATTTCTTGTTTACACCCTACAGTAAAGAGGAAACAGAAACAGTAAATAAAATCATCAAGACTTTTAAATTTGCGGCCGCACCTGAAATCAAAAAAGGTTCTTTTGGTTTTGCAGAATCTTTATTTGTTGATGTTCCATATCCTTTTGAAATAGAGTTCTTGTACAAAGGAAAAGCAAACCCATACGTACACAAAATAGGTCGTAGTGTTTTAGAAAATATATCAGTAGATTATGGACCAAACGGATGGGCAACATTTAATGACGGATCACCTGTGCAAATAAGAATGTCACTTCAATTCACAGAAACTGTCATTGTTGATAAAAATAGAATTGGAGAAGGTTTCTAATGTATTATTTCGACACATTACCTAAAATAGTTACTCCGGACCAAAATGGTTATCCAATATTGATGACCAATCTTTTGACTAGAGCCGCACTGGTTCAAGAATTGATAAACAATCCAATGCTTTTTTATCAATATGCAATACAAGAAGGTGATACACCAGAAATCGTTGCAGACAAATATTATGGTGATCCATTTAAATACTGGATCGTATTGTTCTCAAATCAAATTTTAGATCCAATTTGGGAATGGCCAATGCCATATGCATCGTTTCTAAAATACATTGATGCAAAATATATAACAGAAGCTGAAGCTGAGAATAAAACACCATTTGAATACGTAAACACAACAGTTTATCAATATGAAAAAGTAGTTACAACAACAGATAAAACAACCGATATATCAACGATAAAAAAAGTATCTATAACGCAAAGTGTTTATAATGCACTTTCAGAATCTACAGTAACATATGATATACCGGATCCTCCAGTTGCAAACGGAACACAATGTATTGTATCAACAACAAAAAATATTGTAACATTATATGATTATGAAGAAGATTTGAATGAATCTAGAAGACAAATAAAATTGTTAAATGAGGTCTACATTGGTGAGATGGAAGAACAACTTAAACTTCTGATGAGAGTTGAATAATGAATAAAATTGAAGTTGCTGGTGGATCGTCTATTATTGCTCCTAAGCCACAGGAAACTGTGCAAACTGCTGGTTTAGTTTTAGCCGACCAGTTCAGTCTTGACGAAATATATTTGATTACATCATCCGGTAAAACAAGCCTCAAAAACATGTTCATAGAAGTATCTTTTTATGAAGATATTTTTAAAGGTATAATGAGTGGTAATGTTTTAATCACAGATTCTATTAGTCTAATTGATAGACTTGCCATGACAGGATTCGATTATTTAAAACTTAAATTTAAAAAATCCACAAAAGTATCAGAACAATATGTGACTGAAAAATACTTTAGAATTTACAGAGTGTCTGAAAGAATCTTGAACAATAATTCGACAGAAACATACACATTACATTTTTGCTCAGAAGAACTTTTACTTTCAGAACAAACTAAAATAAGTAAATCATATTCTGGAAAAAAAATCTCAGATATGATTTATGACATACTTTATAATAAATTGAAAATTGATAAAAAATATATTAGAATGCAGGAGACTGATGGGCTATATGATTTTGTAATACCATATAAGAAACCAATTGAAGCTATTAACTGGCTTGCAAGTTATGCAAAACCTGTCGGTAAAGACGGTGCAGATTTTTTATTCTTTGAAAATTCGGAAGGTTTTAATTTTTATTCATTGCAAAGTTTATTTACACAAAATGCATACACAAGGTACTCATATATTCCCAGAAATTTAGGCAAATTACAAAACACAGGAGAACTCGGCAGAGATATCGTTGGTATTAAATCATACGTTTTCTTAGATACGTTTGATAGTTTATATGGTACTGTAACCGGTGCATTTGCTAATAGAGTAATTACTATCGATCCGTTGACAAGAACCTATAGAGATACGGTGTTTGATTACTTAAAGTATTTTAACAAATCTAAAAATTTAAATAATAGTCCAATAATACCACAACTTAAAAATAGGTTAGGCAAAACCGCAAATGAAAATTATGATGCGGTTTTAAAGGTATTGACTTCAAATGCCAATCAAAAGAAGTCAATAGGTATCAGTGATGAACCTTGGAATGTGGCAAATGATGTAAGAGTGGAAAATTATGTGCCAAATCGAACAGCACAACTTTCACTTTCTCATTATTCGAGAATAAGATTATCCGTTTCTGGCGATCCAAATTTAACTGTTGGAATGATAATTCAAATAATTTTACCATCCAAAAGAAGTGCTGATGGATCTGGAAATTATGTTGGAGAAATTGATCCGATAAATTCTGGAAAATACATGATTACGGCTGTTAGACATATTATAGACCATCTTGGTAAATATGAATCTATACTAGAAGTTGTAAAAGATAGTTACGGAGCATCAGTGAACACTTATACAAATTCTGGTGACATGGAGAAAGCAATAAAGGGTGATGTATAATGTCAGATTTTAAAAATAGAATTGGGCACGATGATTTCGTTTGGTGGATTGGTGTCGTTGAAGACCGTGTTGATCCATTAAATGTTGGTCGTTGTAAGGTTAGAATTTTTGGTTCACACACAGATAACTTACAAGAAATTCCAACAGCAGAGTTACCTTGGGCAACACCATTATATCCAGTTAATGATTCTAGAACATTTTCCGCACCAATGGAAGGTGATTATGTTTTTGGCTTCTTTATGGACGGCCTATCATCACAAGCACCAGCAATGCTGGGTGTATTTCCTGCTATACCACAGCAAGATGTTGATGCTGTTGAGGGTAAAGGTTTTTACGCCAAAGCCAAATATACCAACTCAACACTAAATGAATCTGATGCAGTAACACCTATTGTTTACACTGACACACCTGCAATGAAACCGGTACGTGTAGGTGAGTCAACGGCTTCCGCACCATCGAATACATATAAGGGTACAGGAATTGAAAAGTCGGATAATTCACGGGCACACGTTTGTGATATTCCAGGTGTAATAAAATACCAGGCGGCAGTTGAGGCTTTAAAAAATTCCACAATATTTCAAGCAATACGAAATAAAATTGAGGCTCTCACGTCCGGTGCTGCGGCATCATCACCAATAACAACACAAATATTGTCGGCTATTAAAGTTTTACGTGGAATTTTAAAAACAATTAACGAATTACTAGACTTTATTAATAATGTTATAAAAACAATAGCGGAATTTATAGCAAAAGTGCAACAAACAATTGCATGGTTTTTAAGCCTGCCTGCTAGATTACTTCAACAATTCAGTGATTGTTTGGCTAGTTTGTACGCCGCTTTGGCTGGTGTGTTTACCTCCGATGTAGATTCGGAAACCAGTACCTTCTCGCAACTTATAACCGAAGGAACTGTGTTAATTTCGGATGTTACAAAAACTATAGCTAATACAACAACAACAATCGCCAGTGCCTCCACCTTAGTATCTACGGCAGAAACAACTTTGAATCCGAACTCTTATTCAGGAAGAATTTAATTATGGCAACACAAGCACAACTAGACCAACAAATTCTGGACACAAAACCGGATGATTATTCATGGAATGAACCTCCATCAGATTGGAATGCTTCTCCTCCACTAAATAAAGTAATTGGTACGGAGTCTGGGCACTTTATCGAACTTGATGATACACCAGAATACGAAAGAGTGCGTATTCAACATAGAACTGGCACATTCACTGAGATACAAGCAAACGGTCAACAAATCGTTAAAATTTTAGGTGATAAGTATGAAATCATAGCAAATGATAATAATGTTCTCATTAAGGGTATCTGCAACATTACGATAAACGGAGACTCTGTTGTACATGTACTAGGTGACGCATACAGTAAAGTCGAAGGTGATTCATATCAACAAGTGAATGGTAAAACAAAAGTAAATTCGACAGATAAGGTTGAAATCACATCAGGTGGAGATATTTCACTTTTTGCTGGTACCGCAACGGGTGTAATCACATTAAGAGCCGCTGAAGCCGTTAATATACAGAGTGATTTAAATGTTTCGGGCTCAATCATTTCGAAACAATCAGTTTCAGCGGTTGAAAATGTAACAGCCGGCATGAAATTAAGTTCAAATCTTGGTATCGATACTCTTGGACCAATATTTGGAGCAGTAAGTCTTTGGACACCACTCACACAGGGTGCTATGGTGAGAGATACTTTAGGTACGATGATGACTATGCGAATGCAATACAATTCACATATACATAAAGCACCAAAGGGTCCAACTTCCACACCTTTACGTAAAATGTTATAATGGAGATTTGAATGGCAGGAGCAAACGTATTTAACAGATTAAGTTTCAGTTTTGATACAGGTAAATTCGGTGATGCAATTTACTTGAGTCAAGATACGAAAAACTTTCTAAACACACAACCCATATCGCTTGAGACATGGCAAAAAAATGACTTGGCCAATGGCACAATCATTGCAACAAATTACTACAAGAATCCAGTTTTGAATGTATGTAATCAACTTCAATCTAGTACACAAAATTTGTACAACGTAATGGTGACGATTGTTACATACGATACGGCTAATGGAGCAGGATTAGAATCATCGGCAAACACACTTTTATCCGAAATTAATTTATTCAAGCAACATACATCAAATGTCGCTGGTGTGACAAAAGCTGAATCTACCGTTCCAGAAGACGGTTCCCCTGTTGTCGAATATCCCGACTATGATACCGCTGTACAGGTAGGACAAAACTTATTGATGTTATTGAATAACACCGATGGTATTCAAGATTCAACTCCGTTGCTAGGAAACATGACAAGTTTATTCATGGGAGATGAGATTGCTTCAAATAACGTAATTATTACTGCTGATTATCCAACGCTGAATTCTTCAATTTATTTGGATGGCACTGGAAATTTAGCATCAAACATATCGACCACACAAGCAAATTCGATAATTTCCCACTTACAAACTGCGAGTGGAATGTTAAGTACACGAAGACTCCATGATTGGAACTTTTATCAACAAGGCCTAATATTACTGGAAGACTCTAATAAGGTTGATAATTTGGAAAATGTTGGAAATACACAACTGTATCTAATTAACAACCTCATAGGTACAGACAGTTATAAGCAAAAACTTTCATCTAATACTGCGAACACTAATACTTCATAAAATTTCGAAAATCTTGTTCCGGCCCTAGAATTTTTTAGCGCAAGTTCTTGGTTTTGAAAAAGTCATTTTACTCCTACGATAAATAATAAAATGGTACAAACACTTAAAAAACTTTACTCAGATATAGATTTCAATTTCACTAGGACTCCTGGTAGAAATGATATCGCCTTGAGTTATGATGAAATGGCGGTCATTCGTTCTGTCCGCTATTTACTTTTGACCAAAAATTATGAAAGACCATTTCAACCAAACATTGGTAGTAGAATCGAACAGTTGTTATTTGAATCAATTGATTTTTTAACAGCACGAGATTTAAAAACTGAGATAGAAACCACTATCAATAACCATGAACCAAGGGTTAGATTGGTGCAGGTCACCATCGATGAACAGGTAGATAACAATGCTTACAGTGTGGGAATAGAGTTTTTTATTGGAAATAATGTACAACCCACAGCAATCAATTTAATTCTTGAGAGAACACGATAATGGCAACAGCTAATTCAGGCCTACAGATTACGAATCTTGATTTTGGTGGTATTAAAGCTAGTTTAAAGGCTTTTCTATCTCAACAAGACACACTCAAAGACTATAATTTTGATGGTTCAGCACTCTCTGTTCTTGTCGATTTATTGGCATATAATACACAGTACAATGCATACTATTTAAACATGGTAGCAAACGAAATGTTCTTAGACTCAGCTATTCAGCGTGGTTCTGTCGTTTCACATGCTAAACTATTAAATTACATTCCACAATCAGCAGTTGCACCAAAGGCTTTAGTTCATATCACAGTAAACGGTGTAACAACACCTACACTTACTTTACCAAAGTTCGCATCTTTCATTTCCGAAGCCATCGATGATGTAAATTATACATTCCTTACAACAGACTCAACAACAGTAAACGTAACTTCAAATACTGCAACATTTACCGACATTATTATTTCACAGGGTATTGCATCATCATACAGTTTTACATACAATAGCACAACAAATCCAAAACAATTATTTGAAATTCCAGACTCCGCTGTTGATACATCTACATTAATCGTTTCTGTGCAAGAATCTTCTTCAAATGCTGCGTCAGTAACATATAATCTTTCAACAAACTACATCAATTTAACACCATCAAGCACTGTATATTTCTTAGAAGAAGGTATGAATGGAAAATATAACCTTTATTTTGGTGACGGGCTATTAGGACAATCTCTCGTAAACGGAAACATCGTTAATCTCACATACATTACAACATCTGGCACCTCAGCCTTTGGTGCAAACTCTTTCACATCTATGTCTAGTGTTGGTGGATTTTCCAATACTGTAGTAACATCTATTTCATCGGCAACACAAGGCTCAGACAAAGAAACAATCGAATCAATTAAATATACTGCACCTAAAGCATATGCGGCACAAGGGCGTGCTGTGACAAAAGAAGATTACATCTATCTAATTCAAAACAATTCTACCAATTTACCAATTGATTCCGTATCTGTTTGGGGTGGTGAAGAAAATGATCCTCCAGTTTATGGTCAAATTTTCTGTGCAGTTAAACCAGCCGGCGGTTTTACATTGACACCAACACAAAAAGAAAGACTTATTTCTGAAGTTATCAGACCAATTTCAGTCCTTACTGTGACACCAACAATTGTTGATCCTGATTATACTTACGTTAACATAAACACAAAAGTTTTATATGATCCAAAGAAAACTACTTTGACTGGTGGACAAATTAAGGGTCAGGTTCTCACACAAATAAACCAATTTTCATCAGATACACTCAACACATTCAATTCGGTTTTTAAACTTCCTGAATTAATTTCTTATATTCAAAGTGCTGACACCTCTATTATAACAAATGAATGTTCTATAAGATTACAGAAAAAATTCTATCCAAAATTAAATTCTAGATCAACATACATTTTTGATTTTGGTGTTCCCTTACAGAGAAATTATTATAACGCTGGTTTAAATAGTTCTCCAGATTTTTCTGAATCTGATCCAACAGCCGTTTCCGGGGTAAGAAATGGAATTTATTTTGAAGAGGTTCCCACAACAACTGGTGGTATTGCAACCATCAATGTTTTAAATCAGGGTTTCGGATACACAAAAATACCAACTGTTACTATAACAGGTGACGGAGAAGGCGCCACAGCATTTGCAGTCTTAGCATCTGGTCGAGTGAACAGTATTGTCGTTACAAATCCCGGCTTCAATTACACGGAGGCGTTCGTAACAATAACACCACAGGACGGAGACACTTCAGGTGGGTTGGCATATGCATCACCAATTTTGGAGGGTGTCGAAGGTACACTAAGAACATATTATTATTTAAATAATATCAAAACTATTTCCAATGCTAATGCAGGAACAATTAATTATTCCACAGGTAAAGTTACACTTATAGATTTTTCACCACTAACGGTCAATAATGATTTAGGTCGTTTTACAATTTCTGTGGTACCAGATTCAACCATTGTTTCATCTACATATAATAGAATTATCGCTACAGATAGTTTTGATCCAGAAGCAATCACAGTAAATGTTAGTATACAATAATGACTACTGATTTCGCCAAAAAAACCTCGTTAAAGGTTCCTTATCAGCTACCTGAGTTTATCAGGTCGGACGATAACTATCAAACATTTGTTGCATTTATCCAGGCATATTATGAATGGATGGAACAACAAAACATAGGTTTAGGTAAAGAAGGTGTCATCTATGGCACACAGAATCTTTTAAACTATCAAGATTTAAATTTTGTAGAACCTGGTGAAACATTTAATAAGTTTATTGATTACTATATCAATCAATTTTTACCAAATTTTCCCGTAGATTGTCTTGCGGACAAAAGCAAACTGATTAGAGCGGCTAAAGAACTATACTCACGTAAAGGTACACCAGCATCTTATCAATTTTTGTTCCGTGCTTTATACAATTCCGATGCCGATATTTTCCTCACACGTGATGTTATTTTCAAGGCATCTGATGGTAAATGGTACGTATCAAAAAGTCTGAGGCTTGCCACAAACGATGAACAATGGCTTTCAATTGAAAACTATAGATTATTTGGTGTAACTTCAAAATCCATTGCTACTATTGAGAGGGGTGTTTCTGTTGGAAATAGAACAGAAATTTACATTTCAAACATTGAAAGACTTTTTCAATCAGGTGAAGATGTTGTTGTAGTTGATAACAACAATCAAATTTTATATTTTAAAGATTCTAAAGTTGTTCCTGAAAACACAGTTGGTGCAACAAAACTACAGGCAAAAATCCTAGGTTCTATTTCTGCCATCAACATTGATTCTAAAAAACGTGGACAACTTTATAAGGGCAGATCCGATACATATTCTGGAGACCCAGTAGTTTTTTATGGTGGTCTAAACACACCAACAGGTATTGGTGCATCAGCATTTGTTTATGAAACAACATCAGGTTCTCTCCGTGATATTACTCTTGTTGATGGTTCATATGGGTATAGACAAGATCCAAACACATTCATTAGAATATCTGGCGGTGGAGGTTCAGGTGCTATTGCAAACGTTTCTTCTGTTGATCCTGCCGGTGAAATAAATGTCGCATTTATTCCACAAAACTTCATGAGCAACTCACTATTTGCTGCAACAAGAATTGATGCAAGTTCTTATCCATTTTTCCCAGCAAACGTGGCAGCAAACTCAGTGTGTTCTCTCGCAAATGCATTTACATTTACCGGATTCTCAACATATCCAATTGCTACCGTTTTATTAAACAATGGTGGTGGAGGATACACCTCGCTACCATCAGTCAGAGCATTTTCATTATTCGATACAACTGATCCGCAGACAACAGAGAACTTGAAAATAAAAGGTTATCTTGCAAGTCTTGGTATTCTAGGACCAATTCAAATTGTTACACCTGGAACAGGTTATGCAAACGGTGATATCATCACCTTCACCAACTCTGCTGGTGGTGTAGGTGCAAATGCGAACGTCACTGTTAATGCAACAGGTTCAATTATTAAAACTGAATATAATTTCTCAAACACAACAACAAATGTAACGACATATCCAAAAGGAGGTTTGGGATATATACAGACAAACCTACCGACATTGAATGTTGTATCATCTGGTGGTTCTGGTGCAGTTATTAGAGTGAACACTGTTCTTGGTGATGGTGCTCAATTAACTCCAGTGTCTGATGAACGTGGTATCGGTGCGATTACATCGTTTGTTATTGAAAATTTTGGTGAAGATTACATTGAAGCACCTAGAGTTTCACTCAAAGTTCGTGACTTGGTTGTTACGAACGTTTCACCCACAAATATCATTAAGAACGGTGATTTAATTTATCAAGGTGCAAACGTAAATACTGCCGTATTTAAAGCATATGTTGATTCAATTACATTGTTAGAATCTGATGCCATTCAGGCAAATTCAAAATATGTTCTAAGAGTTTATAACTACAGTTCAAATACCAAAACAAACCTCCAGTTAAAGTCTACAGACCGTGCTTTGGGTGCAAATCTTTTCCTTGATTTAGCGAATACCTACACAACACAAAACGTATCCTCTGGTGAATTCATCTATCAAAATGGTATCAGAACATATGGTAACGGTGCGGCTGTGGCAACAGCAAAGTTCTTAAACGGTTTGATTATTGGTACAGGTCAATATCTGAATGATGATGGTTTCCCAAGTTCAAATCAAATTTTGGAGAATGAAGACTATAATAATTTCACCTATAATTTGGTTGTACAGAAGTCATTTGATGCGTACAAAGAAGTTCTTTATAAATTATTGCATCCATCAGGCACAAAAGTTATTCCAATCAATGCGCTTAAGTCTCAAGAAACAATTGATATTCATAAAGAATCATTCCAATCTAATACACATACATTAGGTTTTTATACTGGTGATCCAGGTTCAAATGCAGCTATGTATTCTACTTTCGAGAATACAAGTAACAACATTATTAAATTTGATGCGTTGGTTGGTGCAAACATTGCAAACATCGCTTTACCAGGCTCATTAGTTTCTTTGATATATGGATACGGACCAAATGTATTCTCGGAAATTATTTCTGTGAATCATGTAAGTAACACCGCTGTGATTCGTGACAATGTATACTTATCTTTTGCAAACGTTGCAACAGCAAACGTTCTCACCTCCAACAATAGAATAAATATACGGTCAGTGACGAATCAGTATGATGTTATCAACAACGGTGAGTACAGTAACACGGCAAACAAGATGCGTGATATTGTGTTTATTGGAGATAGAATTAGAGTTGTAAATGGTGCAAGTACATTCCACGGTACAGTAACGTATGTTGAATATTCAAACAACGTTATTTTTGCCAACACAACAATACCATTCTCATCCAATTCTGCAAACATTTCAATTGGTAGAACATTAGTAACATCGAATGTAGAATTCTATAACTCTCTTGGTACAATCTATTATCCAGAACTGTTAACACAGGATAATAGAGAGATTACGACACAAGACGGAAGAACAATAATTTTAGGATAAAAAATGGCAACAGTAAAAATCACGGACTTACCAGCAATTACTACAGTCAATTCCAACACGGCAAATACCGTGCTGGTTGGTGTTGACATTCCAACCAATATTACTGGTAAGATTACACTCACAACACTGGCTGCCGGTCTTTATTCAAATAATAACCTTGTTGTTGGTAACAATCACACAGTTTTACCAAATGTTATAGCACAGTTCACAGGAAATTCCAGTGTGTACACGCAAGTTAACCATGAGAACTTGAATCCAAATGGTTCGGGAGACTTTGTTATTACTGCTGACGATGGTAATGACACAGACCATTTCTTGGACATGGGTTTGAATGGTTCGGCATATTCGGACCCAACATTCTCAGCAACAAAAGAACATGATGGTTATCTGTATATTTCATCTTCAGGAGCTAACAAAGGTAACTTAGCGATTGGTACAACAAACGCAACAGGTAAAGTTAACTTTGTTGTTGGCGGTCTACAAACACAAAACATTGTTGGCTACATCGACTCGACTGGTATCTGGTCAAACTCAATCAACTCAGTTGTGACTGCAAATGCCACATCAGCTAACTCAGTAATCAATACAAGAGTGTCGGCAAACGTTGCTACTCTCCGTGGTGAAATTACCTCCAACGTTTCAACACTCAATGGCTCTATTACTTCCAATAACACAACACAAACTACTTTTGCACAAGCCGCTTTCAACAAAGCAAACTCGGCAATCGCAAATACTAATGGTGTACTCACTGCTGGTGATTTTTATATATCAGGTGATGGCTTTGTCAATGGAACATTTGTATTAGCGAACTCAACATTCGGTGCAACAGAAGCGGCACTCACCATCAAAGCAACAGCAACTGTGCAACCGCTTTCTCAATCGGGAACAATGATACATGTTACTGGTAGAGCAAATATACCTGCTCGTATCATATATGATTCATTCAGTACAGATGGTTCGGCTTATAGCTTAGTTGCTGGTCGTTCTGCACGTGGTACAGTAGCATCACCAACAGCAACACAGAACAATGATGTGTTGATGCGAATGGCTGGTAACGGTTGGGGCACAACAGGTTTTGCACCACTTGGTGTTGGTCGTATTGATGTCGTTGCAACAGAAAATTACACAGACACTGCACGTGGTTCGAAAATTGTTTTCTATAATATTCCGAATGGTTCGAACACTGTACAAGAAATTGCATCTTTCAATGGCGATGCTGTACACTTTGACGGTTATGTTTACCCAGAAAAAGGTTTCATTTATGCACCCCGTCTTTTTGCAGCCGCACAAACTGCAATTACAATTGACTTTGCAAACAATGCTGTTCTCCGTGCCAACGTTGCAGCCGATTATGCGGTGTCTTTCTCAAACTTTGTTCCAGGTAAACAAGTGGAACTTTGGATGACAAATACTTCGGGGTCAAACAGAACTTTCACACACGGTTGTTCAGCACTCAACTCAACAACAAACTCAACTACGTTCGTACACCCATCAACATCAACAATCGTTGCAAAGTATATGTGTTTCGGAACAGATACTGCGAACGTTCTTGTTCAGGTTGTAGGCGCTTAATAGGATTATATAATGTCAGCAAATAATGGAATTGTAACATATCAAAACGGCACATATCAAACTACTGCCGTTTATTATTCACCTATTGCATCTGTTGCAATAACCGGCCAAGCACTCGGCACTTTTTATTGTTTCCTATCCCGTGTGAAATCTTGGCCAACAGAATCTTTACCGCCTGCGCCTACACAGGATCAAAAGTATTTAAAAGAAACATTTAAAAATATGTTTGTTGCGAAAAAAATAACATCTAATGATATGTCTCCTGTCGTTGAAAGAATCGACTGGACTTCAGGAGAAGTTTATGATTATTATAGAGATGATGTTGATATGTTTGCACTCGACACGAACGGAACTATTTTAAAACGTTTCTATGTTAGAAATCGTTTCGACCAAGTTTTTAAATGCCTTTGGAATAATAATGGTGGAGTTACAACAACAGAACCATACTTCGAGCCAGGAACTTTTAATGCAAACCAGATTTTCCAAGGTGCCGATGATTATAAATGGAAATACATGTACACCATTACTTCTGGTAGTAAACTAAAGTTTATGGATGATGCATGGATGCCAGTTCCAATAACCTCTCGCATACCAAATCCATTTTCCACGTTTGCTGGTTCCGGTAGTATCGATGTAATTAATGTAACAAATGGTGGAACAGGATATGATCCTTCGAATGCTACTATTACTGTCACTGTTACTGGTGATGGGCTTTATGCAACAGCAAATGCTACAGTAGTTTCAAATTCTATAACAGATATTGTTGTAGCAAATACTGGATCAAATTATTCATATGCAAACGTAACGATATCATCGTCTTTAGGTTCAGGTGCCATAGCTATTGCGCCAGCATCACCCATTGGTGGACATGCATATAATCCTATATCTGAACTAGGTACTAGACATATTATGATGACTGCAAGATTTACCAAGGAAGAAGGTGGTAAATTACCCACCGATATTGACTTCAGACAACTTGGGCTTCTTGTAAACCCATATGCTTACTTCGGAACTACAACCGGTATAGCAAATGCGGAGATTTACAAAACGACCACCGATTTTGTTATGTCACAAGGTTTTGGTTTATATACGCCAGATGAAACAGTGTATCAATCTCCGAATGGTTTATTGGCTTCAGCAACATTTACTGCAACAGTTTTAAGTTTTGATTCTGCACCCAATACTTTAAGGCTAATAAATACACAGGGAGTTGCCAATAATAGTGCGTTAATTTATGGCGCATCAACGGGAACAGCAAGAGTTGTTGTTCAACAACAAACACCAGATTTTATACCGTTTTCAGGTTATTTAACTTACTTAGAAAATAGAGAACCAGTACAAAGAAACACAGATGGTTCGGAAATATTTAAATTGGTTTTAGGATACTAAAGGACAAAAATGCTTAACTTCAATGTCGATCCATACTACGACGATTTCGATCCAAACAACCATTACCATAGAGTTCTGTTCCGTCCAGGTCGTGCAGTGCAGGCTAGAGAATTAACACAATCTCAAACCATACTCCAAGACCAGATTAGTAAGTTTGCTAATCACATTTTTAAACAGAATACTCCTGTTTCCGGTGGCCAGGTTACAATAAACACAAATGCCGTTTATTTGAGACTGAATACCACTTATAATGACAATGATATTACAGCATCAGATTTTTTAAATCAAATCATTACAGACGGTACTGGTACAATTTATGCTAAAGTTGTAGCTACAGAAGAAGCAACATCCACAGATTCTCCAACACTTATTGTTACATACCTATCAGGTAAACAATTCTCCGCTTCTGATATAATCTATTCATCAACCACATCAACAACGGCACAAATTGTTCCAACCGATTTTACGGGACTATCTTGTACGGCGTCCGTTTCTGAGGGTGTTTTCTACATCATAAATGGTTATTCTTTCTCTGATGTACAAAATGATGATGGAACATATTCACGTTACTCAATTGGTAACTTTGTTTCTCTACAACCACAAACTATCATTGTTCAAAAATATGGAAATACACCAACGAAACGTATTGGTTTATCCATTTCCGAATTTGTTTCCGACTATGTGACAGATCCAGCTTTGTTGGATCCTGCTGTTGGTGCCACAAACTATCAAGCACCTGGTGCAGACCGTTACACAATTACGTTAACATTGGACACCAAAAATCTTACTCTTGGTTCCGATTCTGGATTTATCGAACTCACACGCATTACGGAAGGCACAGTACAGCGCCTTGTTGATGGTACAGTTTATGGTGTTATCAACGATTACTTTGCAAAAAGAACATATGATACAAACGGAGACTTTGTTGTTCAAGATTTTAAAGTTATTCCAAAAGCGAACACAACAGCAGGCAGTTCAAATACAACATATCAATTGCAAGTTGGTAAAGGTGTTGCATACAACAAAGGTTATCGTGTAGAAAATACACTCGATACGACACTAGAAACGACACGTGCTAGAACCACCGCATCGATTAACAATAACTTCCTGTCTGTAGATTATGGTAACTTTTTGTATGTGAACAACGCAAATGGTGTGTTTGATACCTCTGCGATTGTTGCTGTTGATTTTCACTGTATCAACGCAAACAGTTCACTTGTGACAACAAACACAACAACTTATAATTCAACTAAAGTTGGTTCAGGATACCTACGTGGATTGTCACACTATTCTGCAACAGATGCCGCAAACACACAATCATATGTGTATAAAGCATATGTCTCCGATTTCCAAAGTTCTGTATTGACCGGCGCCGTATCTTCCGCAACACCTGCGGGTAACGTTGTTTTCACTGACACAACCGGTAAGTTTAATGGAACAGTAGCAAATACCTACTTCAACGTAACACTTACAATTGATTCTGGACCAGGTGCTGGTTACTCTGGAAGAATTGTTAGCTATAATGAAGCGACAAAAACTGCAACAGTTGAAAATCCTTTCACAGTTGCACCAACTTCAAGTTCAACCTTCTCATTGAGGTTTGATACTAAAAATTATAACATGATGGTTGTTCCAACTTCCACAGGTTTCAATAGGTCTGCATCTGCTGGTATTGATCCTATTGTCGGTAAAGTGCCAAACAATGTAAGCAACGGAAATACAACTCTCTTTAACGGTGTATCTCCGGAACTATTGTTCAATGTAGGTTATCCATATCTCTTTAACTTGTCTGACACATCTTACAGTTCTTGGAAAACAACAAGAGCAGTTTCGTTTGCATCTGGTGTGGCGCAGTTCAACTTAGGCACTGCCGATTTAACATTTAACGGCACATCATCCGCAATTCAATCTTCGTCTGAAGTACAGACTAACTGGATTGTTGTTGTTACTGATGGACAATCTAGTGGTTTTGGTACAGGTAACGTTATCAACTTCACAACAGGTTCGGGAACACGTAAGATCGAACTAGATTCAACGAAAAAGATTGCTACACTCACAGCAGGATCATCCACATTTACTGCTACAATCATTGCAAAAGTTGCAGTCACAAACGCTGGAACAACATCACTTGCATTGAAATCTAAAAATCTTTTCACAGCAAATACAACTGGCGTCAACTTAACTGGCACAAACGTTGGTGGCGTTCGTGTTGACTTAACCAATGCACAGGTTTACATTCCATATGTAAACTTGGTTACTCCAGGTTCAAAACAATCATTGTATATCTCTGACGTTAAGCGAATCGTTAAAATTATTGATACTGGAACACCAACTACTATTCCAACAAATGCAATGTTGACGAATTCTGCATATGATGTTACCAATAATTTCTTGTTTGATAATGGTCAAACAGATTCATACTATGGTCATTCATCATTTAGATTGAAACCTGGTGGACCTCAACCTAAAGGTGCATTATTAGTATTGTTGGACTATTATCTACATTCTGGTGGTGATGGTTATTTCTCAGTGAACTCATACCTTGGTGCTGGAGATGGTGGTGTATCAACCAGTCCAGAAAACTATGCTGAAATTAGTTCTTATACAAGTAAAGCCGGTACAACATATACGTTGAGGGATGCAATTGACTTCAGACTTTCACAAGTGAATGCACAATCCACTTTTGCTTTCCGATATTCTGGTTCAATTGCAACAACTGGTGGTACACTTCTACCACAAGATTTGTCAAATTTCATAACCGATTACACATATTATCTTGGTAGAAAAGACCTGCTTGTTCTAACAAAAGATAATAATTTTACAATTGTTAATGGTAAACCAGCAAACAATCCAACTTTCCCGACAACACCGGATGGAAGTTTGCTACTAGGAAAAATTACACTCGATCCTTATACCGCATATTTACCAGGTGATTCAAATTACCGTGTTATGCCAAACCTTTCATTTGAAAAGGTACAACACAGACGTTGGGCAATGTCTGATATTTCGGACCTACAAACACGTGTTAACAATATTGAATATTACACTTCACTGAGTTTGTTGGAAAAACAAGCGGCAGATTTGCAGGTGCCTGATGCAAGAGGTTTGAATCGTTTCAAGAACGGTATTCTTGTTGATAACTTCACAAGTTTTTCAACAGCAGACACAGGAAATTCAGACTATTCCGCAAAAATTAATAAACGTCTTTCGTTAATGACTGCAACAGATTGGGTTTTGAATGCTCCTTTGTTTGCTAAAGATGGTTTCAATGCATATGGAAGTCTTTCTGCGGCCGCACAAACAACATTAGGATACAAATACCACACATCAACTGGTGGCGCTTCATCATTAATCACTTTACCGTACACAACAGCCAATTTGGCTGTACAAAAATTAGCGAGTAGCACTGTCAGTTTGAATCCATTTGCAGTTACTATTGGTGAAGGCTTACTTGATATTAATCCGCCTTTGGATATGTGGATTTCTACAACGAGAGATCCAGATATTCTTATCACTGATCCAAATATGTCAATCTATCAGGCAGGTACAACCCTCAATCAGTTGGCGGCTACGGATTGGCAAGGAATTGCTGGCACAACTTATAGCGCAACAACTCAGGTTGGAAATAGAGTTACAGTAAGTACATACCAGAGTCAAGCACAACAAACCATTTCTGGAAACTATGATAAAGTTTCATCATTGAATGGAACTTATTTGACCGATGTGACCTTGTTGCCATATATTCGTGGCCAAAATTTAATTGTTCGTGCGAAAGGTATGAAGATTAATACCCCTGTTTCCGTATTTTTTGATAATGTAAAAGTAAATGATTATTTTATTCAGCCAAATGCAATAACATTAACAAATGTTAACGGAACATTCGATGAAGGTGATGTGGTAGGTTTCTTCACAGCAGGAACATTTACACCAACAGGTCGGGTTTTATCTGCAACGAAACTGAGTTCGACTTCTGTAAGACTGTATATTTCTTCTGATAAAAAATCATCTACATACAGCACAAATGCGATAATGCAGAATGCGAGATTTGACCAAACTGGAACATACATAGCTAATACAGCTTTTGGAACATATTCGAATGCAACAGCTACACAAATTTCTTTGAGTGGTGAAATTCAAGCATCAACCGGATCAGCATCAACTTTACCTGGTGGCGGAACATATTACTCCAGTGTAACATCACTTACACTTGGTCCAACAGCATCTTCTGTAACAGATTTTTATGTTGGTTCGAAAGTTAATATCACCACCGTAAATCAAAGAGCGATTGTAACCAGAGCAGTAATTGGACAACAATGGGTGGGTGATTGGGAAAGTGCAGCGTGGCTTGAAGATGTTTACGGTGATATCACAACATGGGAGAATAAAAATGAATATTATTCTGCCACAATTACAGCATACAATGGTACAACAAAAGTTGCCACACTTGGAACACCAGTAAATATTTCTCTTGGCACAAACCAAACAACCTTTGGTGCACCTTCCGTAAGAGGTAGAATTAATTCTGGTTATTCTATTTCTGGAACAACATTCTTAATTTCACAGGCTGGAAGTTTAGGACAAGTTCCTATGCTCTCAACGGACGAACAGGGTAATTTTTCAGGCATTTTCCAAGTGCCGGCCAACACATTCAAGACGGGTGATAGACTGTTGAGGGTTGATAATCGATCAACTGATTTTGATCCTAATTCGGCTACAACATTTGCACAAGGTATTTTTACTGCATCCTCACTTGCAACAAAGAGTCAGTCACTAAATTTTGGTGCTACAGTGCAGGCGGCCGCCAAGTCTACCGTGTTCACATCAATACAGAATCGTGATAATGTATTAATTAATCAATTTTCTTACACTGTTGATCCTGTTGCACAGACATTCATCATTGATAAAGCAACGTATCCAAATGGTGCATTCATCAGTTCTATTAAGGTTTACTTCAAATCTAAACCAACTGCAACAAATTCACCGGCAGTGAGATTGTTTATTACTGATACTGTGAATGGTTATCCTGATGGTCAAGCACTTGATGGAACATTGGTGGTTAGGACTGCACAGCAAATTAATGTTTCAAACGCACCTCAATATTTGGATGCTTCAACATATACGGAATTCACATTTGATGCTCCCGTTTATATCAGACCAGGCAATTTGTATGCATTTGTGTTACAAACAACAACTCCGGATTATGAAATTTGGGTTGGTGCACAAAATGCTATTGCAGTTCCTTCTTCAGTTAAGAATCTTCCAACTGATGCAACACCAACATCACTGACAAAAATTGGTGGAACACCATATATTGGCTCATTATTTGAATCTCAAAATGGTATTACTTGGACTGCCGATCAAACAAAACAAATGATGTTTGTAATTGATAATTGTGTGTTCAATACATTGTCTGCACCAACAGTACAGTACATCGTACCAAAACAAGTACCAATGAGAAAATTGATAAACACAGATTTGGAATATTTTGCAAACACAGGAAATAATTTGACAAACTTGGATGGTAACTACTTTGGTAGAGATGTTCGTGCTGATGCCTTTAACGTAACGGTTACTGATTTCACCCCAACAGGAACATCACTCTCTTATACTTACACATCTAGACTATATTCAGACTATTCAACCGATTCAACAAGAGATGTTCAGCCAGGCAGATATGCTACTACAATGCAAGATCATATCTATTTGGATGATGGAAAAGGTCCAAGAGTTATTGATAGTAATTCAGCATCTTCGTTTGTATTAACTGCATCAATGACAACAACAGATAAGTATGTTTCTCCTGTTGTTGCTGATGATGGAACATCTGTTTATGTTATCAAGTATTCCATTAATAATATGTCGTTGGCTAATACAGATATTAATGTGACATCCGGTAATACCATTGGTGTAACAGCAAACTATTCTTCAACACCACCAGCAGTTACAATCTCCGCACCAACAGCAGGTGATGGCACACAAGCATTTGCTACCGCAAACTTGGTATATAACCCAGCAACAACTGGTTTCTATGTTGATAAGATTAATATTACAACTCCAGGCTCCGGTTATATTGAAACACCAACAATTACTATCGCATCAAACGGTACAATTTCTGCCACAGCAACCGTTTCGGGTGAAACGTCAGCCAAAGGTGGTAACGGATTGGCAAGATATATAACAAAACCTGTTGTATTGTCCTTCGATAACATATCCGGTGATTTGAGAGTATACTATACTGCATATAAACCACTAGGTTCACAAGTTTATGTTTACTATAAAGTATTGAACAATAACGATACTGTTGCTTTGAATGACCAAAACTGGAAATTAATGACGAATATTGGTGAATCTCCAAATTCATTCTCATTAAGTCGAGAAGACATTAGAGAGTATGTTGCTGCACCAGGTACTGGTGGCCAGGCAGATAATCAAATTTCTTATACAAGTACCAGCGGTTCCACATTTACAACATTTGGCCAATTTGCAATTAAGATTGTTCTTGCAACATCAGATACAACAAAGACTCCAATCGTGCATGACCTACGTGTTCTAGCGTTACCATCAGGTATTTAATATGTTAGTTGACGTAAGAGAATCTAAATTTGTACGTGACACTAAATCTATGGCGCTGTTGAACAAAGACAGTGCCGCTAGAGATGAATATTATTCTAAAGTTAGAATGATGACCTTGCAAAAAGAAGAAATAAATAACATAAAGACTGAGATTGCGTCAGTGAAATCTGACGTAAATGATATCAAAGAACTACTGAAGCAATTAATAGGCAAAGGCAGCAATGGCTAATCAAATTACACCTCTAAGTTATGCCAACACGTTTGGTGATTGGGTAACTACAACCAATAAAGTGTTGGCGGAAACCAATGATATTGGTGCGAACAATTATACCAAAAATACCGGTACTTTTATTATCAATTCCGCCGGAACTGGTTTACAAGTTGCAAATGATGCAATTGTTCAAGGTTCTTTTCAAGTTACTGGCACCGGTTCTTCTGCGACAATTCAGAATAACTTAACAGTTTCTCAGGGCACAATATTTGCGGCGAACACAATAGGTCTTGGACTTAACGTTGCAGGTGTGGCTAACATCGCAAACTTACAGGTTCTAGGGACGGGCTTGAATAATGCAGGTGGTCCTAGCCTTTATGTTGCAAATAATACTATCCTTAATGGTAACACAACACTTGCAAACAATTTAGTTGTTGGTGGTAATACAAGAGTTGCCAACATTATTTCAAATACTTGGGTACAATCCGCAACACTTTATACATCAACAGCTTATACACAAAACTTAACTGCAAACTTAGAAATTAATGCTGGTTGGGCAAACGTTGCTGGTGCAGTTAACGCAAGAACAATTTCAGCTAACGTATCTGTTAACACAGCATCATTATATACATCCAGTAATGCGTATGTAATGTCGTTGAATTCGAATTCATACGTTACCACATCTAATGTATATTCATTGACGGCTAACGTTGATAGTTTATCGGCTAACGTTTTTGTTAACACCGCCACGTTATATACGTCTAGCAATGCATATGTAATGTCATTGAATTCTAATAGCTATGTTACAACAACGGAGGCATTCACTACAAGGCTTCAAGTTGGTAACATGGTTGCCAACACTGGTATTACAACTGCTGGTCTTGTTGCCAATAACACCGTGGTAACAGCCGGTTTAGTTGCCAATAACACCGTGGTAACAGCCGGTTTAGTTGCCAATAACACCGTGGTAACAGCCGGTTTAGTTGCCAATAATACGGTCAACACAAACTTCTTAAGTGCTAATTCATTTGTTAACACAGCATCATTATATACATCCAGTAATGCGTATGTAATGTCATTGAATTCTAATAGCTATGTTACCACATCCAATGTATATTCATTAACAGCCAACGTTAATAGTGTGTCAGCTAACGTTTTTGTTAACACGGCCACATTATATACGTCTAGCAATGCATATGCAATGTCGTTAAACTCCAACAGTTATGTTACCACAACAGAAACATTTACAACCAGATTACAGGCTGGTAATATTGTTGCTAATACTGGAGTTATAACAACTGCCGTTGTTGCCAACACGGGCGTTGTGACCGCTGGTTTAGTGGCTAATAGTACCATTGTGACCGCTGGTTTAGTGGCTAATAGTACCATTGTGACCGCTGGTTTAGTGGCTAATAGTACCATTATAACTGCTGCTCTGGTTGCTAATACTGGTGTTAATACAAATTTCTTGAGTGCCAATTCTTTTGTCAATACAGCTTCACTCTATACATCTAGCAATGCATATGTAATGTCGTTGAATTCGAATTCATACGTTACCACATCTAATGTATATTCATTGACGGCTAACGTTGATAGTTTATCGGCTAACGTTTTTGTTAACACTAGAATTGTTTATGCGGATACGGCAAACATTAAAGGTATTACTGCTAACTCATACGTTAACACTGGCATTCTCTATGCTAATACCGTAGATTCAACAACATTGGCCGCCAATAGTTCCATCACATCACTTGGAACTTTGAACGTTGCTGGATCGGCAGTTTTGGCTGGTCAATTGAATGTAGATTCCGTTTCCGCCAACACAATGGTGAACACAGCATCATTATATACATCCAGTACTGCGTATGTAATGTCATTGAATTCAAATTCATATGTAACAACAACAGAATCATTCTCCACCAGAATTCAAGGTGGAAATATTGTTGCTAACACTGGATTAATTGGTGGTACAATCACGGCTAACACTATACTATCTGGTGGTTCTGCTAACATTGTTGGTATTGCTAACGCAAACACTATGAACACTGGCACATTGTCTGCGGTGACAACAGTTATTGGTGGTACAATCACTGCTAACACACAACTAAATGCCGATTCGGCTAACATTGTTGGCCTACTGGATGCCGGCTCCGCTAGAATTGCTACGATAATTGCCAACACATCCTTAGTCGGTGGTACAATCACGGCTAATACCCAATTGAATGTTGGTTCAGCTAACGTAGTTGGTTTATTAGATGCCGGCTCCGCTAGAATTGCTACGATAATTGCCAACACATCCTTAGTCGGTGGTACAATCACGGCTAACACCACACTCTCTGGTGGTTCAGCAAACATTATTAACGCTATCAATGCCGCTTCGGCTAATATTGTTGGTATTGCTAACGCAAACACTATGAACGCTGGTTCAATTTCAGCAGTCACACATGTATATACGAACAGATTAACATCCAATGGTATAGCTAACCTACAATCTGCAAACGTACAATATATTTCTGTTGTTGATAACATTAACGTAAAGTTCTTGACTGCTAATACAGACATTTACACTGCAAATATCAACGTAAATAACATCTTTGCAAACAACTCAATTATTGCTGGTAAAGATTTAACTGTTAAAGGTAACTTTGTTATCGATGGTGGCACAGTTTATAACTCCGCAGAGTTTGACTTGTACGGTGCAACACCAATCACAGCATCACAAACCGCACAATTCGGTGTACAACGACAGTTATCGACAACTTCTGGTATAACACCAACAAACTTTGTTGGTGATGGAACTACAACTGTAACATGTAACCATGCCGGTGCAGTTACAGTAGCCACTGGACAATCCATAACAGTTGCAGGTGCAACAGGTACACAACAAACTAAATTGAATGGTACTTGGACTGTAACAAATGTAAACTCGACTTCATTTACTTTTGTTGTTACTGTTAATGTTTCAGCGGGAACACTTACAACAAATCTTGGAACAAGTACAATTGGTCCAGCTTTCTCACCAAATGCTTATATTAGATTTGATAATGCTGATAGCATGTGGAAAATACGTGAGATTTCTGGTGCTAACCCTAACACATTTAATACAATCGTTACTGAAAAGTATACAGCTAACGTAAACAATGCTGGTATTGTTCAGTTGAACGACACTGATACAAGCACAAGTACAACACAAGCCGCTACAGCAAACAGAATCAATCAGATGAGGTTGGATGTAAATTCAAGAATTTCTTCCAACGTTGTTAACTCCGGTGCAGTTCTTGGTGTTGCACAACAGTATTCAACAACAATTACAGCCGCAGACCCTGGTGCAGGTTTCTTCCGACTGAACAATGCTACAATTTCTTCTGCAACCGCTGGTTACTTTGATAACCTTGACACATATGGTAATGATATTTCTACCATACTTACAGAATGGGGTCAATCAAACAGTGCAATCAAAGGTTACATCAGACTTTCTGTGTTTGGTTCACCAACATCGAAATATGCAGTATTTGCTATAGGTACAGTAACAGATTCAACAGGCTTCAGAACAGTTGTTCTCACATACGTTTCTGGTGTGGGCACATTCACTGACAATGATTTAGTGATGGTGCAATTCACTAGAGCAGGTAACATTGGACCACAAGGACCTATTGGACCAATCGGACCTATTGGACCAATCGGACCTATTGGACCAATCGGACCTATTGGACCACAAGGACCTATTGGACCACAAGGACCTATTGGACCAATCGGACCTATCGGACCACAAGGACCTATTGGACCCATTGGTAATACTGGACCACAGGGACCCATCGGACCAATCGGACCCATCGGACCACAAGGACCTATTGGACCAATCGGACCTATTGGACCACAAGGACCTATTGGACCAATCGGGCCTATCGGACCACAAGGACCTATCGGACCCATTGGTAATACTGGACCACAGGGACCCATCGGACCAATCGGACCTATTGGACCACAGGGACCTATTGGACCAATCGGGCCTATCGGACCACAGGGACCTATTGGACCTATTGGACCTATTGGACCACAAGGACCTATTGGACCTATTGGACCTATTGGACCTATTGGACCACAAGGACCTATCGGACCCATTGGTAATACTGGACCACAGGGACCTATTGGACCTATTGGTAATATTGGACCACAGGGACCTATCGGACCCATCGGACCTATTGGACCTATTGGACCAATCGGACCTATTGGACCACAAGGACCTATCGGACCCATAGGTGCACAAGGTACCACAAGTTTCAACGTATGTAATACAACAAACATTGTAAGTTGTATAAGTGGCACAGGCGGTGGAGGTACCAACAACTTCTTTGCTGGATTCTGTGCTGGCCGCTGCAACACCACTGGCGGCGACAGTAACAACTTCATTGGTCGCTGTGCTGGTTTCTTCAACACCACCGGTAACTACAACACCTTCTTTGGTAACTCTGCTGGTCTCTGCAACACCACTGGCAGAGACAACTTCTTTGCTGGTCAATGTGCTGGTTTCAGCAACACCACCGGTAGCTACAACACCTTCATTGGTCGCTGTGCCGGCCGCAACAACACCACTGGCTCCCACAACACCTTCATTGGTCAAGGTGCTGGTCAATGCAACACCACTGGCGTCAGCAACAACTTTATTGGCAGGTATGCTGGTCTCCGCAACACCGGGGGCGTCAGCAACAACTTCTTTGGTCGTTATGCTGGTCAATACAACACAACCGGCAGCAACAACAACTTCTTTGGTCAAGATGCTGGTCTCTGCAACACCACTGGCTCCCACAACACCTTCATTGGTCAAGATGCTGGTCGCTTCAACACAGGGGGCAACCACAACAACTTTGCTGGTAATTGTGCTGGTCGCAGTAACACCACTGGCTGCTACAACAACTTCTTTGGTATCTGTGCTGGTGCAAGTAACACCACCGGCAGCTTGAACAACTTCTTTGGTCGTTGTGCCGGCCGCAACAACACCACTGGTAGTAACAACAACTTTTTTGGTTCATATGCTGGTCGCTTCAACACCACCGGTTGCAGCAATATTTTCATTGGTAACGATGCTGGTTACTGCAACACCACTGGCAGCTTCAACAACTTTTTTGGTTTCTGTGCTGGTTGCAAAAATACCACTGCTTGCCACAACACGTTTATTGGTTACCGTGCTGGTCTATACAATACCACTGGCGAACATAACTTCTTTGCTGGTTTCTGTGCTGGTTTCACCAACACCACTGGCAGCAACAACAACTTCATTGGTCGGAGTGCTGGTCTCTGCAACACCACCGGCAGTCACAACAACTTCTTTGGAGAAGCTGGTCGCTTCAACACCACCGGCAGCTACAACAACTTCTTTGGTTGCTGTGCCGGCCGCAACAACACCACTGGTAGTAACAACAACTTTATTGGTTATGATGCTGGACGTTACAACACCACTGGCGCACATAACAACTTCTTTGGCCAAGCTGGTCGCTGCAACACAACCGGCAGCTACAACAACTTCTTTGGTGTCAATGCTGGTCTCAATAACACCACTGGTAGTAACAACAACTTTTTTGGCCAAAGTGCTGGTCGCTTAAACACCACTGGCCGCTACAACAACTTCTTTGGTTACTATGCTGGTCGTAACAACACCACTGGCTGCCACAACACCTTCATTGGTTATGGTGCTGGTTGCTGTAACACCACAGGCGCCGATAACAACTTCATTGGTCAATATGCCGGGCGTTGCAACACTACTGGCTCCAACAACTTATTATTTGGATGCGTTTCTGGTGTAGGCGCCGCTGGTCTTGCCAACATTACGACAGAATCTAACCGTATTATTATGGGCAATTCTGCCCATACTTGCGCCCAAATACAAATTGCATGGACCGTAGTTTCTGATATTCGTGATAAGTGTGTATTCAGACCTGTACCACATGGGCGTGGCTTCTTCCAGAAAATCAATCCAATCGAGTTCGCATTTAAAGATCGAACCACTGGTTGTTTAACAGATGCTGAAGGAAAAACACGTTACGGTTTCTCTGCTCAAGAAATTCTTGAAGCTGAAGGTGATCACAACGTTATTGTTTCGACAGAAAATGTTGATAAATTACAGATCACTAATGATTATATGATACCTATTCTCGTGAATGCGATAAAAGAACTATCAGCAGAAGTCGATGAACTCACCGCCCTGAAAGTATTGGTCAACGAACTGTCAAATGAAATCGAAGAATTGAAGAAAAAAATAACCTAAGGTTTTTTGAATTCTAGAAGACAATAAATATACCATATTAAAAGGAACAACAACATGCCTGCGGGTTATTCAGAACTATTCTTAGAGCAAGGCTCATCATTCAACGCATCCATTGAATTGGATGATGTTGCCGGAGTGTCGTTCAACCTTGCTACATATACTGCTACGTCACAGATGCGTAAATCATATTACTCATCAAATGCGGCCGCAACATTCTCAGTATCAACAGGGGCAAACTCAGCACTCGGTATTATAACCATATCACTAGATTCTGCAAACACAGCAAACGTTTATCCCGGAAGATACGTGTATGATGTTTATGTAACTAATAATCAAACAAGGGTTCGTGTGTTAGAGGGTATCGTAAATGTATCTCCGCAGGTAACTAAGACAACTGGAATGTTATAATGTCTCAGGTTATAAGTAAAATAAAGGTACTAACAAGCCCCTTTCCTACGGCCAATGTTTCTACGGGTGGAGTAAAAGTTTCAGTTAATCCCGGAAATACACAAAGAGTAAAATCTTTTAATTATTTACCAAACCCAACTGATGTTATTATAGCAGATGCAATCGATGTTGAGATTTTGAACTCGGCAAATAATAATTCGGTTTTGACATATGACAGCACAATACAAAAATTCGTGGTTCAAAATATACCACGCTTAAACGGAGGCACATTCTAATGGCAGGCGCAACAAACACAATCATTCAAATTTTACGTTCAGACGTAACTTCTTTACCTAACACATTAAATCCAGGTGAACAAGCATACTCATACGTATCAGACAAATTATTTGTAGGTAATACAAATAACACTGTAATTACAATTGGTGGTAAATACTATGTCAATCTACTTGATAATGCCACCTCTTCGAACACAGGCAATACAATTGTTCGCCGTGACACAGCAGGTAATGTTGCGTTCAAGATGGTGTCGATTGCCGATGACGCTTCACAATCTACAGATGCTGTCAATAAGAGTTACTTAGATACCAGAATAAATGCAGTATCATCAAACACAATATATGCAGGAGACATAGGCACATCCGGTTATTCTAATGTACATGCATCAAACACTGTTGGTGGTGGACAAGTTATTATTGTTGCAAATAATGCAACAGTTGCAACATTTACGCAAAATACAGCATCTTTTGTACAAGACGTAACTGTTACTGGTAACTTATTAGTTAAAGGTACAACATCTTATACTAACGTACAATCGTTGTTAGTGTCTAATAATGATATTGTATTGAATGCAAACGCCGCTGGCTATCCACTCATCAATGCATACATCACAGTTAACCGTGGTGCAGCCGACAATGCAGCAATCATCTGGAACGAAGCAACTGATAATTGGCAAATTGATAAAGCTATTGGCACAAACTATGATATTGTTGATACGGGTGGCGGTCAATCAATTGGCGGAACAACAATATTCAACGTTGCTACCGTAAACACTCAATTGAATGCTGGCTCCGCCAATGTCATTGGTCTTCTGGATGCCGGCTCTGCTAGAATTGGTACAATCATTGCTAATACCAGTTTGCTAGGTGGTACTATCACGGCCAATACTCAATTGAATGCTGGCTCCGCCAATGTCATTGGTCTTCTGGATGCCAACTCTGCTAGAATTGATACAGTTGTAGCAAACACAAGTTTATTGTCTGGAACTATCACCGCTAATACCACACTGAATACTGGATCAGCCAACATTGTTAATCTATTAACTGCTGCTTCAATTAATGTTACGACATTAAATGCAACTACAGGTAATCTTGCATCCATTTATATTAATAACACACAAATATTAGGTGCAGGTTTTGCATTACCCGTATCTTTTGGTGGTACTGGGCTACAAACAGTTACAGCAAACGCTGTATTATTTGGTAATGGAACAGATGCATTTGGAATAACAAACGCACCAACAGCAGGGCAAGTTTTACAATACCGCACAGACGGTGTTAAATTTGGTGGGCTTGATGGAGGCACATTCTAAATACCAAATAATTGATGGAGATATAGTATGAATCAAGAAAAATTTATTCAAGCATATATTGAATTATTATCGGCAACAGTCACAGAATCTATACAGAAAAATCTTGTTCTGCAAACTCAGAAAAAAATTGCAGAAGAAGATTTGCATGTTGCGTCCGAAAGTTTAAGACATTTTGAAAATAAAAACATACAAGAAATTTCTATAAAACAAAATGAAATTGATTCTCTCAAACACCAATTGGGTGAAATAAGAAAACAAAAAGATGTAGTCGCTTCAGAATCAAGTGAACTCAAAAAAAATGCTGAACACATTGATACTTTTAAAAATGAATTAGTTAAATCAAGAAAACATAATGAGAATTTAGTCATAAAAATTAATGAACTTGAATCTCAAATAATGGAGAAGACTAAAACTTTTGAATTTGAATTAAATGAGAAGATAAAAATTATTGAATCTTTGACGACTGAACTAGCCCGAAATTTGAAAAATGAAATTGAGTCTAAAAAAATTGGCAAAAAAATTCCATTCAAAGAAACAATAATAACTGAGGACGCCGGTAGCTTTTAATGTCGAATACAGTAATTCAGATTAAGAAATCAGGTGAAACGGGTAACGTTCCTGTTGCGAATGGTTTAAATTATGGTGAATTAGCCATCAACTACAATGATGGTATTATCTATTATAAAAATGAGTCGAATCAAATCAAAACGATTCGCCTACAGGATGTTTTCGAGTCGGTGAATGTGAATGGTACACTCTTAGTACCCACATCAGCAACAGACATTCTATCGTTCGAGAGTACCAATGGCATTACACTTACTGGTTATTCATCGAACGATAAAATTATCATCGGTGAAACACTATCGCCAATTATTAATGCGGCTTTCAGTAAAGCCAATAGTGCAAATCTTACTGCACAAGCATCATTTGATTACGCCAATAACATTTCATTGACTCCAGGTCCAACTGGACCACAAGGACCCATCGGACCCATTGGACCTATTGGTAATACTGGACCAATCGGACCGATTGGACCCATCGGTAATACTGGACCACAAGGACCCACAGGCTTGGATGGTCCAACAGGACCTATTGGACCAATCGGCAACACAGGACCACAAGGACCGATTGGACCGATTGGACCTATTGGTAATCAAGGACCTATTGGACCTATCGGACCAATTGGACCTACTGGACCAACAGGACCAATTGCTGGATCAAACACGCAAATTATTTACAATGACGCCGGTGTTGCTGGTGCAGATTCACGTTTAACATGGGATGAATCAACTGGCATACTTAGCACAAATTTACTCAGTGTAACTCAATCTGCCGGTGATGAAGGTGGTGAAATTCTTTTAGCTAAAGCTGTTTCGAATACTACTTTAATTGGCACAGGCGTAACAATTGATGTATACCAAAATAGATTAAGATTTTTCGAACAAGGTGGTACTGCTCGGGGAGCATACATTGACATAACTGCGGCATCTTCTGGCGTAAACACGAATCTTTTGGCTGGAGGTCCAACAGGACCACAAGGACCTATCGGTCCAACAGGACCACAAGGACCTATCGGTCCAATCGGACCTATCGGTCCAATCGGACCTATTGGTAATACTGGACCACAAGGACCTATTGGACCTATCGGACCACAAGGACCCATCGGACCTATTGGTAATACTGGACCAATCGGACCGATTGGACCCATCGGTAATACTGGACCACAGGGACCCATCGGACCCATTGGACCTATCGGACCACAGGGACCTATCGGACCTATTGGTAATCAAGGACCTATTGGACCTATCGGACCACAAGGACCCATCGGACCTATTGGACCTATCGGACCACAGGGACCCATCGGACCTATTGGTAATACTGGACCACAGGGACCCATCGGACCCATCGGTAATACTGGACCACACGGACCCATCGGAAGAACCTC